AATTGGCAATCTGCACAAATATAGACCTTGTTTTTTGTCTATTTGCATAATTGGCAATCTGCACAAATATAGACTATTCAATTTGTATAATATGCTAATGGTGTTAATTGCGCAGATTTGGTATAATATATTAGAATATCCATTTAGAAAGGATGATTAAATTGTATACAATCAGATTGCAAAGAAACAAAAAAGCAAAAATTCGTAGAACCCTATACAAATTCGACGACGGCGAAAACGCGAGATATTTTGCAGATGGATTTTATCAAGCTTTGTTTGATACGGGAAATTATTGTATGGTTCACGTATACGACGCAAACGGACACAAATATTACACAGCGGGGGAATAAAAGATGATGTTGTATGTATTGGGTTTTATTAGCGGTGTTTGGTTGGTTATTTTGTTATCTTTTGACGATTGGGGTGATGATGATTGAAAGAATACACGTACGACGAAATTTGGGAAATTATTAGAGATTTGGTGGATTTGAAAAAAGGAAACGGAAAAACTATAGAAATTGATAAAATTCTCGATTGCTTGCGTTATTGTTCTGTTCTTGTGTTACAGCGCGAAGCGGTTTTAAAGTCGTTACAAGATACTATAATAACTGAGCGTGATTACACAAAAGGATTGCTTAAGGGGCTGACAAAATGAATCTATACACAAAAGACGGTTGGATAAACTACGACATTATCAAAGCAGACAAAACACCCTTTATACTCATGTTAGGCGGGCGCGGCATTGGCAAAACTTACGCAGTTTTAAAAGACATTGTAGAAACTGACAAGCGGTTTTTGTACATGCGACGAAAAAAGGATACAATTGATAAACTAAAGTTACCCATGCTGAATCCGTTTAACGAATTGAACAATGATACCGGGAAACCAATTATTATTGATTCGTTTGGTAATGGGCTTGCCGGGTTCTATCACGCTGAGTTGATTGACGAAGTATTAAAGCCCGTTGGGGAACAAGTTGGAATTGCTGTTTCTCTCGCGTCGTTTGCTACGTTGCGCGGTATTTCGGGTGCTTTGTTTGACCTTGTGGTGTACGATGAAGCTATCCCGGAAAAAGCAGAAAGACCATTTAAAGGCGAGGAAGAAGCTTTTTTGAACGCCGTCGAAAGCTTAAACCGTAACAGGGAATTGACAGGAAAAAGCCCGCTTAAATTTTTGATACTGTCCAACAGCAACGATTTAAACGCGCCTATTTTACGCGCTCTAAACTGTGTTGGTGATTTAGATAAAATGATTCGAACGGGTAAAAATCATGTTGTTATACATGACGGTGCATTATCTATTTATCGTTATTTAGATAGTCCCATATCAGCGAAGAAGAAACAGACTGCGCTATATAAAATAGCCAACAACGAAGAATTTGAAGCTATGGCATTATCTAACAAATTTAGCCCGTCCAATTATGAAAACGTAGAACCGCGCCCGCTTGCAGAGTTTAACCCGCTTGTGTCAATTGGTGGTATTACAGTATATGAGCATAAGAGCCGCCCGGAATATTACGTAATACCCGGACATAAAGCGCGTGAGGTATACACCACTTATAAACAAAGTTTGGTATCTTTCCGTCGTAACTATTTTTATCTAAAAACGGCATATTTTAGCCGTATTGTGTATTTTAGTACAGCCCCGGCAAAAATTGAGTTTGAAAGGGTGTTAGATGTATGAGCATAAAAAAAGAGATTTTTTACAGCGGTTATAAATACGGGCAGTTGCTTTACGGGCTTGAATCGGGCGCAATAACTGAAAAAGATTTAAGAAGTGAGTACACACGTATGCGCTCAATTGTTACGAAGCGTATAAAGCGTATACAAGCAAGTAAACAAGACATTGGTTTTTTGCCGGGTAAAACTCCAAGTTTTGAAAAGTTAGTAAATATAACAGATATTGACGCGTTAGCGCATGAGTTCTACAACTTATCGCGTTTTTACACCGCGAAGTCTGGAACGGTTGCGGGACGCGTAGAACAGCGGAAACAGGCGGTAGAAGCGTTACAAAACCAAGGTTTAACGTTTGTAACGGTTGAAAACTATAGACAATGGCGTGAGTTTTACGCATGGTATAAACAGTCTGAATTTGCGGATTTTTACGACAGCACTTCTAAAGCGTTTGAAGAAGTCTTTAAGCAAGGCGGAGCAACCCCGAAACAATGGGAACAGAATTTTGAAAAGTATATGCGTTCCGAGGGACGCGGGGAAGAATTAGAAAAGTATCGCGCCGCCCGTAACGCGCGCAACGGTGGTTAACATGGTATACAATGTAAAATATTTTGATTATAATTTGTTACATTTTGAATTATTGGAAAAGCCTGAGGGGAATAGCAGTAAAAAAGCATACGCAAAACAAATAGCCGCTTTTGATATTGAGACAACACGCCTTGTAGAATACGAACAAAGTATAATGTACGTATGGCAAGTTGCAATTGATGATATTGTTGTGATCGGGCGCACTTGGAATGAATACATAGAATTTTTATTAAACGTAAAGAAACGGTTAAACGGTTTACAATTAGTTGTGTTCGACCACAATCTAAGTTTCGAGTTTGAATACTTGGCGGGGATATATCATTTTAATAATTATGAAGTTTTCGCAACCGAACCGCGTAATATTTTACGGTGTAACATGTATAAAGCGTTTGAATTCCGTTGCAGTTATAGATTAACTCAATTAAGCTTAGACGCGTTTACACACCGCTACAAAGTACCCCACGCAAAGCGAAGCGGCGCGGACTTTGATTATAGTAAGCGCAGATTTGCCGATACGCCGTTAACAAATCGGGAAAAACTGTATTGCGTGTATGATGTGCTTGGACTTGTTGAAGCCATTCGCGCTTACATGGCGTTAACCGGGGATTGTCTATACACGTTACCATTAACACAAACAGGGATGGTACGCCGGGAGTTAAAGCACAACATGCAACCGTACACGCTAAAGCTACGTGATATTTCCCCGGATTATCCTTGTTATAAACTACTTGTCGCAAGTTTTCGCGGGGGAGACACGCATTGTAACAGATTTTACGCGGGTGAAATTGTCCCGAACGTGTCAAGCGTTGATATATCGTCGTCGTATCCGTCGCAACAATGTTTGAAAAAATTTCCCATGAGTAAATTTATCGAATGTAAAGACTTAAGCGTGGCGCACATGTTACGGTTAATTTACGACTTGGGGCGCGCTGTCGTTATGCATGTACGGCTATACGGCGTTAAACTTAAATATCCTTATGAGCCGTGTCCTTATATTTCCATAGCAAAATGCGTTACACATGTAGACGCTGTAACAGGGAAAAAACGCAGTAGTATTATATATCCTGACGAAAGCCAAAGCGAAGTGTTTTACACAAGCGCAATACCTTTAGGACGCGAACACTTTCGTCCCGGTATGTGTAAAGACAACGGGCGCATATTACAAGCGGCGGTTTTGGAAATCTGTATAACTGATATTGATTGGAAAATCATAGACTTGCAATACACCTTTTCGAAAATCGAAATACTGTCCATGTGGCGCGCGTGTTACGGCAAGTTGCCGCAAGGGATAATAGATACAAACATACAGTTTTTCAAAGCGAAAACCGAGCTAAAAGGCATCAAAGACCAATATTTGTATTATATGTACATGAAACAGCTTTTGAACGCGATATATGGTGATAGCGTTCGTTTGCCGTTAAAGCCGTCTATAGCCTTTAACGGGTTTGAATATGATGAAATCGAAATCCCAGACCCGGCGAAAAAACTTGCTGAATACTATAAAAACCCATATCTTGTTTTCCAGTTTGGTGTATACACAACCGCCCATGCAAGACATGATTTGTTTTGCGGGCGTGAAATCGTTACCCCGCGTCAAGTGTTATATTGTGATACCGACAGCATTAAATACATAGGAAGCGCGGATTTTACAGAATACAACGCGGAGAAAATCGCGGAATGTTTGGAAGTCGGCGCGTATGCTAAAGATAAACACGGCATAACACACTATATGGGTGTGTATGAACAAGAATTAAACGATATAGGCGGGACAGCGTACGAGCGGTTTTGCACCTTAGGCGCGAAAAAGTACGCATATGAAAGTATAGACGAAATACGCCACAAGGACAAGAGGACGGGCGAAACATGGACAACAACGGAAAAGCGGTTGCACATTACAATTAGCGGGGTCAATAAGAAGCGCGGCGCAGAGGAATTAGCAAAGCACGGCGGGCTTGAGCGTTTCGCGGCTTGTCGTGATAGCGGAGAAGATGACGCGTTATCTATTACCTTTAAGGACGCGGGCAAGGTGGAAGCTATATACAACGACAAGCGCGCGGGCATACTGCAAGCAGACGGGCGAAAAGTGATTGTTACGCCGAATGTTGTGTTGCGCGACACCACATACAAGTTACATGTGGATAACGATTACAGCGACACCATGTTATGTGCAGATGTACAAGCAAGTGCAAAATTGCTAAAAAGGATGAATGAATTTTGTGCAAATTGCGAATTGTAATTTGTTTTCAGATGTGATATATTATAATCACAAAGAACAAGAAAACAAAAAAACAAGCGGGGGAGAAAGGAAAACACCATGAAACCATGTGAAAATTGTAAATATAAAACTTCCAAGAAAACGAAATACGGCGTCTATAGTTGGTGTAAAGCTTGCGGGTGTGCTGTGAGTTCTCCAAAATGTAATTGTCCGGTGCTGAAAGAAAAGAATAAATAATTGTATTTAGCTGTCCTATCGGCTAAACGGGGAGAAAGGAAATTATCATGGAAGAAAAGAAACTTTACATGGTGCGTACTCATTATATAACCGTCGTCGATACATGCGAAATGGACGTTACAATTGTTAAGGCATCATCAGAAGAATCTGCGGTTAAAAAAGCAGCTAACTTGTTATGGAGTACAAGGAGTAAATATGTTGGGTACGGATATGCACAAGAAGTGCATATTTTCGAAGCAGACTAAGAAAGGCGGAAATGAAGCAAAGCGTAACCGCAAAAGCCCGCCGCGATTGTTTCACGTGAAACAGCACCGGGACGGGCTTTAACGGGGACACTTCCCCGGCAAAATTCAGCACGGCAAGCCCGCGCCGTAAGACGGGCGAAAAATAATAAAGCTGTCCCAACGGCTAAACGGGGAGAAAGGAAAGCTATGGAGCTTACTATTTTTGCGAAAAAGAGAACCACCAAGGAAGGGAAAGTATTTTTCAATTTCCTTACCCGCCTTACCAACAAGCGCACGGGTGAAGTTGAAACTATGGCAGTACGCTTCCGCGACCCGTGCCCCGTCCCAAATGCGGCGACTTGCCCTATGAACATTGTTGTTGACAAAGCAGATTGTAATGTTGCTGTGCGTAACGTTACCCGCAAAACCACCGACAAGGACACCGGAGAAGTAACCGAAAAAGAGGGAATCAACAAAACTCTGTGGGTCAACGCTTGGGAGCATGGCGCGGCGTATGTCGATCACTCCACCGACGATTATTTTGATTAAGGCGGCGTAGCATGTATGACAAAGTGATTATTACAATCGGCGCGGTTGAAATGGAAATCACAACGACTGATGCAAGACAGATTCTATCGCGTCTGTATCGTAACCGGGATGATGTAATTTGCACCACCACGGAGCGCGCTACATACTACACAATTGCGGGCGTTGTGTTTAAATTCTTCAACAAGTGACAAAAAAGAAAAGACGGTGTAAATCGTCTTTTCTTTTATCTTATTAGTCGCTTGTTTTGATACCGTAAATAAATTTCGGTATCATTTGTGCATTGTCCGTCGACGTTGTGGTGTCGCTTACAATGATGTAAGACCCTGCCCCGAATGTAACCCCGGCATTATTAACCGCAACAGTACGGAAGAAATGAGTAATTCGCGCATCACTTCCCGCGCGCGGGCCAATTCTAAAAATTGTAGAATTACACCCGACACGGATAATGACATTAGAAGTGTTAAGCAAGCCAGCCGTGCTATTAGTCGCGCCACATTCTACAAAAACATAGTCATAATCACTTAAATCAATTGCTACGGTTTGCGGGGTAAAAGCGTTTGTGGGTGTTGAGTTTTCCCACACTTTGACGCGGTTGTTATAAATTGCTTCTGTACGCGCTAAATCTGCTTGGTTAAGAGCGTTGCCCGCAGTAGTCAAAGCCTGAGACGCGGTACCAGATACGCTCTGCGCGGTTGTTAGCGCAGTATTTGCGTTTGTGTTTGCAGTCTGTGCGATTTGCTTTGCTTCGTTTGCCGTATCTACCACCGTTTCGATCTGTTCAACCGCGCTTTCAGCGGCTTCGGTTGCTGTCTCTGCGGCTTCGGTTGCTGTCTCTGCGGCGGCGGTTGCCTGTTCTACTGCTTCTTCGACCGCGCTTTGTCCCGCTTCAAGCAATCCTATTTTCTTCATAATCCAGTCAAGATTGATTTTGGTGAAATCTACGCCGGGAAAGAAACGGAAATTAAACATTGTCAAAATCCCCCTTTTTTAATAAATTGCAACGCAAAATGTTTCAATAAAACTATTTGCTATCATGTCATAAAGATTGTATAGCTGTCTAAAGCTAATTTCTTGCGTAAGCATGTCAACATTAGTCGTAACACCTATGTTACCATGCATACGCGCGCTAACAGTTTCCGCGCCCGTTGCACTACTTGCAGACACGCCCGCGCCTTTGTCATTGCTTGTTCCTACGGTTTTATCCGCGTTTGTGTCAAACGCCGTTCGCCCCGCTTTACTGTCATTTGCGCTTACGCTACTACTTGCACCGCTCTGTGCGGTTTTGCGGCTTATGTCCTCTTTGCGGTCATAGTTTTCTATAGGGTTATACTCGGCTGTCATCGCGTCATAAAGTTTTTGCCAATTTGCCGCGTTACGCTGTGACCAAAGCGGGATATAATGACGCAAATAATCATAATCGGGAGACAATAGTCTAAATTCGCTGGCGCGGTCTACGATGGTATCAACAAGGATATCTAACGACATATCACCCGGAAGTGTTACCCCGTCAAAAAGGTTTTCCCCGATTTCTTGCGCGTAGGTAACAAACCCCACAATCGTAAGATTATACTGTGACATTTTTCGTTACCCCCGTTTCGTAGCGTTTCCGCACGGTAATGTTAAGCCCGAAGAGCGCGTTAACATCTTCGATACCGTCCGACACGCTTTCAAAAATCGTGTCAAGTAGTGTTTCCGTTTCCACATTGTTTGCGTTCACTTCGTCGCTGTTGAGACGTTCGCGCTTAGTAGTGTTTGCGGACGGGATACCGACAAAGCTGTCAAACTCATTACACACCGCGCGCGCGTCGTTAAGCAAATCGGTTAACAGATAGTTTTGTTTGAGATTGGGCGCGAACGTATCCCACAATTTCGAACCGTCTGTTTTACTCCAAAGGCTTTCATGCGCGGCGACAGCGGGATTACCGTTAGCCACATCTTCAACAAGCTGTTTAAACGTTTCGGCGGCGGCTTTGCTTTTTGCTGTAAACACGTATGAAAGTTTTGAATTAATAGCATTTACTACAAAATCTTCGTAGATTAAAGCCATTCGCGCGGCGAAATTGTAGCACAAATCCATGATACCGCAATAATCGGGTTGCAATTTGATAAGCGCACACTTACCTTTTGTGTTTTCGGACACGGGTAGAGAAATCACATCTCTTTCGCTTGCGTGAACAATCCAGTAAACGCCGTTTGTCTCAGTAAGCACGGGGTTTTCTACAATGACTTGTGCGGGCGCGTAGTTGTAGCGTCTGCCCGCAAGCGTCCCCCAAATCGGAATAACACCCATTTCGGGAGATTCTACAACGGGCATGATACCCCACGCAAAAAGCACCGAACGAAAATAGTCTTTGTCCCATGATTTGGGAAGTCCGTCAAACTTAAGAATCGACAACGCCCGCTTGAAGAAATACCGCGCGTAGAATTGACATATAGCGTTATCGTGAATTTTTACGCTTGACGGCGTAACCGCATTATTAACGGCGGTTGCGTAGTCATAGAAAATTGGTACACCTTGCATTATTTAACACCCCTTTCATTTTCAAATTTGATTTTGAACAATAACCACTTGGGAAGATTTCCGGACGGTGTAGGTGTGGGCGGTAAACCTTGTAAAAAGTTTAACCAATTGCGCGCATACTCTTGTCGCAAACCCATAGCCGCGCCCCTTTCATAGTTATAGAAAAACGCGCGGGCTAACCATTCGACAGAATACACTGTGCCGTCTTCGCGGATATATCGGGTGAACGATATGTTATAATTGCTTGTCGGTATCCATTGTTCCCCGTTTTGTTCTTCCCACACAAGGCGCGCAATCTGCAAATTCCAATCACTATCCCAACCAACGCCCGCCCAATTAGAAAATTTTGTGCGGGGCGTCCATTGTACAAGTCCATAACCGCCCGTTGGTGTTCCTGTTGGATAACTATGCTCAAATTGTCCCGGGTTGATATAGCTTTCAACTTGCATGTTTCCAAGCGTAGCCGCTATTGCGTAGTCTGTCCAATTCGCCGCGCGTAGTGCTTGCGCGATTTCGGTTGCGTTATCTTCCCGGTATGATTGCGGCCATGATTGCGCCGTATAGCCGTTTCCGTAATAACTATGCCATGCCATATTTTACCGTCCTTTACTCAAAAAAGAAACCGCGCGTCATAAACTGCTCGATTGCTTCGTTTTCTACTTGTGTTCCCGGCGTTTCAATGACCGCGCCATCACACAAAATAAAGCCGCTCAGCGTTCCGATTTCGACGCGCTGACACAATGGACGACCATGCAAAACAGCGTCGTCTTCGGACACTACGAAAAATTTTGCCGCAAGTGAAATAGGCTGTGTAGCTGTAACCTTGTTACCCATACTGCCCTTGAAAGACAAGGACGCAAGAGCCGCCGTTGCTGTGTCGCCTATTTCCTGTGCTGTTTCTTTCGTCGTTTCCCATACTGTCGATACGGCTTCTTTAGCTTGCTGTGCGATACCGACAATACCGCCCGCGCTTGTTATAGCGTCCACAATCGCGCCGCCAATATCTGGAAACATAGGCATATTAAATTCACCACCTTACTTAGGAAGAAAGATTTTTGCCAACGATCCAACACCGCGCGCAAGTCCGTTTATTGTCTGGTCTACGGTATGCAGATTTGCCGCGATTTGACCAACAGGCAATTGCACCCCGATATTGCATTGACTTGTCAAAATTGCATTAGCTTTTACACCGTCAAGCGACACGTTGAGAATAGCGTCGCCTGTAGCTAACGAAGCGTTAACACTCCAATATAATGTATCATGTCCGCACAAATCCGTACTGTCTAACTCAAACACCCCGAACGGCAAAAATGCAAGTGTATATTTACTATACGGCGCGCTGTTAACATATTCGCCGCGTGTGCTTGTTTGCGGGTGTTTAGGGATGGACAAAGAGCCGCTACCAAATTCACCAAGCGCGGATGGGATAATCAAAGCGGCGGGGACGGAAAAATCCCACCAACCAAGTTTAATTGTAGTGGTAGTTTCGACAACTTGCGAACCGCTCCACTTGCTCCAAGGGGTCATAAGATATATGCATGATACAATGTATTGTGTAGGGTTAATCAATGCCTTTTGCAACTCCGCTGAGATTTCCGCGCCGCTTATGCCCGCCCAAGAAATGCTATTTAGCATAGAGGCCATAAACTGCCGGAAATACTCAAGCTGTAACATATAATAAGTTACCGCCCCGTCGCGCCCCAAAGAGTTAACAACGCCCATCACAACAACGCCGTTTTGATTTGTGGGAAGATTGAAAGGATTGTTTGCAATTGACGAAGATACACGCGCGTAAGTCTGTGATTTGCATACCGGGAATGTGTCTGGTATTTTATCATCCCTTGCGGAAGCGGCGCGCGTGACAAATTGGTAACTGTCACTTATTTCGGAACGGTAGGTAGCCAACACATCAACAGTCAATCGCGCATACCAAATACCACCCGAAAATATCCAATCTTCAATAAAATAATACCGGGAAAACGAAGGAATGTATGCATAATTGTAAGAGGGCGCGCGCGTTGCGTCAAGCGTGGCAAAACCTACCGTCATAGACAGCAACGAAAAATCTTCAGCAAGCTGTCCATTAAAACCACTTCCCCCGGACGGGCGCGCTGTACTGTTTTTCTTTTTCTCAAATTTGAATAGTACAATGTTCATAAATTCACTTCCTTTAGGACAAAAGCCCCGCTTGCGCGGGGCTTTTGCTTTGTGGAATTAGTCGAGAGTGAAAATAATCATGTTTTCGGTAGCGTCGTAGAAATAACGGTGCGCGTCGTGATAGGCATAATTCCAATATTTTCCTGTGGAGTTAAACGGCGACACGTCGACGGACGAATCGTAATAATTCGTACCCACCGCGTCGGCATCAAAGAGGACAGCAAAAATGTTAGTAACTTCTACCGCTTCCGCATCTTCGACCAACGCGCCGTTTGCGTTAATGTATGCGGGCGTTACGTTCACCGCGTCGGGCGTGGTCATGCTCTGGAAATAGTCGAGAGTTTCCGTGTACGGGGCTTCTCCGCTGACCATAGACGCGTTAAATGTGTCGGCAAGGACGGACGCATCCATATCGTGGATAGCCTGATTGTAGACAAAAAGCCGCTGTTTGTCTTTCGGGGTGTGGCGCAGAATTGCGCCTTCAACCGGGTTAAGGTGATACACGGACGACATGTTTCTAAGCATGTCGGAAGCCGCACCAATACGGGCGTAAGCCCACTTCATAAACGGCGCAAAATTCGCGGGCTGTTTAACAGTCGTTGCCGTCAGAGTAAGACCCGTAGCGGCGTTATACTCAGTCAGCAAATGACGGTTCTGTGCGGCGTTGTTAAGTGCGCGGGTTGCGGCAATCGCGTTCGCAAGCGTGGCGCGTTCAAACGTTTCGCGGGATAGCCGCATTTCGTTCGCTTTTGTGCCAAGGATAAGCCCCATAAGCCGACCCATTTCGTTAGGGTCAAGTACGGCGTTTTTCAACTGCACACGCGTAACCGACACAGAATCATCCCATGTATCAAAACCGTAGAAATTCGTCTGATACAGTTTAGGCTTACGGACTTTCCACGGGTCAACGCTCTGTCCGTCAACAAGCTTGTAAACAGGCGCATCTTCGACGGGCTGATAAATGCTGTTTACCTTGCGCACGATAGCGCCGTATTCGTCGCCCGTGCGGGCAAGGATTTTAAGCGGGCTTTCGTAGTTTCTCAGCGCATAAATAGTGCGGCTTACCATCTGAGAGATACCTACATTAAGAGGGTCATAACCAACGCGCAAAGCTTTCTGACCTACGCTGATATAATCACCGAGATTCTGAGGAGCAAGAACGCTCTGCCCGGTTGCCTGTGACATAAGAGCCGCAAGAATTGTTGCGCTCTGCTGGAAATCCATAGAGTTTACACCCATGATGTTTTACTTCCTTTCTTATTTTACGTAATTATCGAGCATAGTCTGCAAAGCGTCTGCCTGTTCACTTGCGTCAGGCATAAGCGCAAACAGCTTGTTGCTTGCCTGTACAGTTTTGGTCAAAGTTTCAATTGCTTTAATCAAATCTGCGTTATTGATTGTCGGTTCGTCGGGTGCAGTTTCAGATTCTGCTTCGGGTTCTGCTTCGGGTTCTTCTTCGGGTTCTGCTTCTGCTTCGGGCGCGGGTTCTGCGTTCATCGCGTCAATTTCAGCGCGCGTGTAGCCCGCACGAATCAATTCGAGAATTTCGCTTGCTTTCACTTTATCACCCCTTTAGCTTTAAGATTATGCCTTGGTATTTTGTCAAGTCACATTCGACAGTTAAATAATTGCCGTCTGCGCTTGCTGTGTCGGTTCGCGTTTCGCGGTCTTTCATGAGGGCATTAACTATGCTCTGTACAGCGTCGGGGTCATAGCCACCGTTTGCAAGGCGGGTTCGCCGCTCTTGACCGTTGCCCCATTTGCCCGCAATAACTTCTTTTGCGATTTCGTAATTATTTTTCATGCGCGCCTGTCACCGTCCCCGCAAGACGCAAACTTTCTACAAGCTGTGTAACAACCTTAGTATTGTTATTAATTGCTTCGGTTACTTTTAGCATTTCTGCTTTGTGGTCTTCGCGTTCCTTGTTCCACATGTAAAACATCGCAATGACGCAAGCAATTGGAAATCCAAGGTTAGCTATGAGAGTTTGCAGAGCACTTACATCCATTTTCAACACTTCCAACAAAGTTATCAACAAACCCGCGTCTAACTCCTAAGACCGCACACATTGTGGACGGGTTTAATTGTATACAATGGGATGATTTTATTTGTAGTCCGACATAAGACCGTGCACCCCGCTTCTGGCGGTTGTCTGTGTGCTAAAATCATCCCACTATCATAATAGCAAAAATGTACAAGAAAATCAAGTAAAATTTATGC